AGCTAAAAGAAAAGATTCTTGAAAAAGGAGCTGGGTTTGTAGCTAAAAAGAAATCCAAAAACAAACTACAAAAATACATACCAAAACCTATGGCTAAAAAGGTATCTAAACATATAGGTAAAGCAACCGAACAAATTACTTCAAAAGCTATAGATTTATGGAATTACTTTAAAAAGTAATATTTATAGTTATGTTCGTATATACATTTGAAAACATATTAAAAATAAAGGATTTAAAACACTCTGATAAAGTGAAATCCAAACATGCCAAAAAAATTAAAAAAGTAGAAAAGGGTATGTTTAAATGATTTAAAGATAGGAGATATCACAGAAGAAAATGTTATAGATGATGGTTCAACAATTGCAATAACAAGTGGAGAATACTTATCAGATTTTACACCTGGAACAACAGATACTCCATTAGAAACAACTCCTGAAGTATTTGATGATTATCCAAGTGAACTTAAAGGAGACCAAATATTAATTAATAGTGGTAGAATTATATTATCATCCAAAGAATCTGAAATGATTTTCTTTTCTAAAGGTAATTATGGATTTGTTTCTGATGGTAAATTTAGTATTGATAATGGTAATGATGGAGCATCTATGAATTTTAATGGAGATGTTAGAATTACTACCAATGATAATAATACTTTTATTCTTGGAGGAGCAGGAGAAATATATCTTAATACAGAAGAAACAACAGAACCAATTGCAAGAGGACAAACTTTAATTGATTTATTAGAAGAACTAATTAATGCAATAAATAAACAAGTATTCTCAACTCCATCAGGACCAACTGCAGTGGGGCCAAATAACAAAGGTGATTTTAACAAAATAAAATCTAAGTTAGATACTATACTTTCTACACTTAATTATACGGAGTAGTTATGTATTGGAAGATATTTAAAAATAATATGTCTCTTTATATGAAGAATCAAGGAGGTATAAAATCTTCAGATGATTTTGCAGAGAAACTAACTAACGAATATGATATGTGTGTTAGAAGAGGACTTCAAACCGCAAATCAAGTACCAATCATGACACCCAATAAACCACTAATGCTTACATTGGTTAAGATTGCTTGTAAAATTAGTTTATCAAAAAAAAGTGGGTTACATACATTTATAGATGATATAGGAAAAGGAGTATTGGGATATTGGACAGGAGCAACATTATCAAATACACCACCAATTATTCCAGCAATGGGAGCATTTCAAAATCTTTATACTATAACTGGATTTACAACTGTACCTGGAACTTGGGCACCGGTAGGGCCATTGATGCCAACTGATAATACTAATCTTTTTTTAGATAGATTAGTTGCTAGTTTACAAATACATTCTACTACAATACAAGGAATGTATATAACAATTTCACTATATCCTGGGTTTCCACTAGTTCCACCAGCACCTGGAGTACTATTTTGGACAGGTTGGACAATACCATAAAATTAAAGAAGATATATTTATATTAAGAACAATAGATTTTAAAATGAACAACAAACAATTAATAAAAGTAATAAAGACTCTTGTTGAGGTAGAAACTGCCAAACAACAAGAACGTTTTTTATCTAAAACTTTTCCAAAGATATTGGAAGAGGAAGTAAATAAAAGATTAGCAGAGGTGAAGGGAGGTGTAGTCAGCGTTCCCTCTCCGCAGGTAGTTCAAGAGGATGTAATAGACCCATTTGAACAAGCAGAACTTGCACTTGAGGAACAAAGACAAACACCAACAAAAAAACTTTCAAACAATCCAATATTGAATGAAGTTTTAAATAATACAAAGCCTTTTTCAAAAGAACAAAGAAGCTCAACACCAGGTGGTGGTAAATCGGTATTAGATAATCTACCACAACAACAACCAATCCAAGAGAGTATGGACAAAACTGTTCAGTTTACTTCTCAAGGAGCTGGAGCTGGAGTTGGAGGATTAAGAACTCAGATGGCTAATAAAATGGGATATGGTGATGTTGCAACAAAAACAAATAAAACAGGACTTGGTGTACGAACAGGATTACCAGGACTTGATAAAATATTAAATAGAGATAATTCTGCACTTGTAAAGAAATTTAAAACAAGGTAAGGGGTAAAAAATGGCATTTATATTAGATAAAAAAGTAGTAAAGGATACAAAATCATTTAATGATTTTGCATATGGAATTACTTTGCCTGTAAAAAATGGAAATACTGGTTTCTTTGAATCAGCCTTTTCATCATACGAGCAAGCAAAATCTAATTTAAAAAATTTACTATTAACTAAAAAAGGTGAAAGAGTAATGCAACCAAACTTCGGAACAGGATTATCATCATTACTATTTGAACAAATGGATGATAGTTTTGAAGAAAGGTTAAAAGAAACTATTACTAATAGTGTTAACTTTTGGTTACCTTATATATCAATTGAAGAAATTGATGTAAATATGACAGATGAGATGAAAGATAAAAACACAGCGGAACTTAAATTATCATTCACAGTAGGTAATCAAATAGAAACACAAGAAGTAACATTCACAGTAGAGGGGTAACGTATGGCATTAAATTCAGCAAACTTTAAAAGTAATAATGGTAGGGATATAAAGTATCTCAATAAAGATTTTTCTCAATTCAGAAATAATATTATTGAGTATGCTAAATCATACTTCCCAAAAACTTATTCTGATTTTAACGAATCTTCACCTGGTATGATGTTCATTGAAATGGCATCTTTTATTGGAGATTCTCTATCTTACTATACAGATGACACATTGAAAGAATCAATGATGTTATATGCTCAAGATGAAGAAAATGTATTAGCATTAGCAAAATACCTAGGATATCAACCAAAGGTAACATATCCTGCACTAACTAAATTATCTATATATCAACTTGTACCATCTAAATCTATTGGTGATGGTAAAGTTGAACCTGATTACTCATATGCGTTAAGAATAAAACAAGGAATGGTAATCGAATCAAAAGAAGGAGTAACATTTAGAACAAGTGAAGCTATAGATTTCAATGATGATAGTGAAAGAGAAGTTAGTGTGTATCGAAGAGTTGATGGTACTAATGAGCCGGCTCAATATCTAATCAAGAAAAAAGTTAATGCAATATCTGCTAGAATCAAAGAAGTTGAAGTACAATTCGGTTCAGCTCAAGATTTTTCAAAAATACAAATTGCAGATAAAAATGTAATAGATATATTTGATGTACGAGATTCTAATGGAAACAAATGGTATCAAGTTCCTTATTTGGCACAAGAGATGGTTTATGTTGATTACCCAAATACAGAACAATATGATAAAGATTTAAAACAACATTCTGCTTCAGTACCAAGTGTTTTAAAATTATTAAAAACTTCAAGAAGGTTTACAACACAAGTAAATGCAGATAATACAACTACAATTATATTTGGTGGAGGTACTGCAACAAACGATGAAACACTAATACCAAATTTTAAAAATGTTGGGTTAGGGTTACAATCATCAATAGATAAATTAGGAGCTTCATTTGACCCAGCTAATTTCTTAAAAACTAAATCATATGGTCAAGCACCTTCAAATACAACACTAACAGTTAGATACTTAGTTGGAGGAGGAGTTGAATCGAATGTAAAAAAAGGAGATTTAACTAGTATTACACAAATTCAATATGATGATGATTCTACATTGTTTACACCAACTGAACTAAAACTATATAATAAAGGTAAACAATCAGTTGCTGTAGAAAACGAAGTACCTGCTACAGGTGGTAGAGGTGCAGAAACGATTGAAGAAATTAGAGAAAACTCACTTGCAAACTTTGGTTCACAAAACAGAGCAGTAACAAGAAAAGATTATCAAGTAAGAGCACTTTCTATGCCAGCTAAATTTGGTGGAATTGCAAAAGCATATTGTGCACCAGATGGAGAACTTGATAATAACTCACCAACATCAATATTATCTAATCCTGATTCATTGGAAGAGTTTACAAGTTTAGTAACAGGACTTGGAGAAAGAAAGTTATCTCAACAAGAAATAAAAAATGAAGTAAAAAAGTTTTTATCTAGTAAAACAAATAATCAAACTGAAAAAAATAATCCATTTGCAATTAACTTATATATTCTTGGATATAATTCTAATAAGAATTTGGAAAGATTAACAAGTAATACTGCAATCAAACAAAACTTAAAAACATATCTAGGAGAATACAGAATGTTAACCGATGGTGTTAATATTATAGATGGTTATATAATCAACATAGGTGTTGATTTTGAAATTAGAGTTTATGGTGGATATAACAAAAGAGAAGTTCTTACTAAGTGTATAGGTGAACTTAAAGAATATTTTAATATCGATAATTGGACTTTCAATATGGCAATTAATATATCTGAAATAGAATTATTATTGGCAGGAGTAGAGGGAGTACAATCAGTACCTAAATGTGAAATTACTAATAAATGTAATGGAAGTTACTCTACAAATTCATATAATATATCACAAGCAACAAAAGGTAAGATGGTATATCCATCAGTAGACCCTTCTGTGTTTGAGATTAAATTTCCAAACAAGGATATAAAAGGGAGGGTTGTATAATGTATTATTTCGTAACAGCATCAAAAGATTCAACAATTTATTTACAACAACCTACTCAAAATACAGGTAGGGATGAGATATTAGAAATATCTAAAACTTATTATGGTAACTTAAAAGATGTAGCTCATACGTTAATTAAAATAGATACCACTCCATTATCTGCTTCTATTGCAAGTGGTGAAGTAACAATGAGTTCGGCTCATTTAATACTTAACGAAAGCGAAGGAAGTGAAATTCCTACTGATTATACAATTTATGCATATCCTATTTCTCAATCTTGGGATGTGGGAATCGGAACACGATTTGATGATATATCAACTGATGGATGTAGTTGGAACAAAAGAACAACAACTACTAATTGGTTAGGAAATGGATTTGCAAGTGGAACGACTGGTTCGTTTAATGGAAAGGGAGGAACTTGGTACACAGGCTCATCATCATCTCAAGAGTTTTCATATTCAACAAGTGATATTAGTATGAATGTATTACCTTCGATTACTTCTTGGATTGCTGGTACTATACCAAATCAAGGTTGGATTCTAAAACACGATTCGGTTAAAGAAAATGATACAGTTGATTATGGCCAATTAAAATTCTTTTCAAAAGAAACAAATACTATATACCAACCTAAGTTACGAATTGGTTGGGATGATTCATCATTTATAACTGGTTCTCTTAGTGCATTAACTGCCGATGATATTCATGTAACATTTAAAAGACTAAAAACAGTATATAAAAGAGGAAGTAAACCTACAATTAGAGTTTTTGGAAGAGAGAAATATCCTCTTAAAACCTACACCAACGAGTATGCTTATACTGATGTAAAGTATTTACCATCAACCACTTATTATCAAATTAAAGATATAGTAACAGATGAAGTAGTAGTACCATTTAACGATAACTATACAAAGGTTAGTTGTGATGCAATCGGTAACTATTTTAAATTAAATTTAAATAACTTTGAATATAATAGAGATTACTATATTGAAATAAAAACTGTAAGAAGTGGAGTGGTAGAATATTTTAGTGATAAAGATTTAACATTTACAGTAGAAAAGTAAAGAGATGGCTTTAAAGGATAAATTTAGAATTGATGAACTTGTCAAAAAGGGTTCAAAGGCAGTTCGTAGAGATACGAAAGGACATATTCTTGTCAATAAAATAGATGGTAAAGAAATCAGACCTGATGAAAAGAAAAAAGAAGTTCCATTTGGAACTAAGCCGATAAAAAAATCCAAACCAATATCCCCTAAGTTAAAAGAAGAATTAAACGAACAGCAAATTCCTATAAAAGTAGAGCAAGAATCATATGGAGGAGAAACATCAGCTGATTTAGTAAAACCTAAATATAATGAAGAGGAATTAAAAAAGGCAATTGATGTAAAGGTAGATGAGTTAATAAAAAAACGTAAATTAAATAAAAAAGATTATATCTTAAAATCAAGATATGATAATTTACAAGAAAAATATGATGCAGCTCAAGATGAAATACGAGAATTAAATTTACAAATATCAACATTAGAATCTGAAATAGAAAGCCTTAAATCTCAATTAGATTTGGCATTAGAAGAATTGGATTCTGCGAAATTACAACAATCTGCGGCAGAAAATGAAGCAGCTCAAACAAATGCAAGATATTCAGATTTACTTGGAGATTTTTCAACTGCAATTATAAAAGGTACGAAAGAGGGTATTGAAAGAGTTTCTTTGGCTGCACAAGTTAGAGGTTTACAAGCTCAAAAATATACCTTGAAGGAATTACTTGAAGCTCAAAAAGGAATAGTAGAAAGTTTACAAGCGGCAGAAGCGGCTGAAGAGGCACAACAAGAAGAAACTGCTATATTACGTTCATTAAGTGGACCTCCTAATTCATATAAACAAGAAGGTGATTATGCGTGGAAGATACCAGAAAATAATGTTAGAGACCAAGAAAAACTTGATGACGGAAGAACATTCTACTTTAGGTCAAATAGAAAAAGTTGTGGTTGGGCGAATGGTAATGATTTAGAACTTTTCAACTTCAATGATGAAAAAGAAGTATCATATTCTTTTACTGTTGTA